CTGGTAACTGTCAAGCCACCTTTTAAAATCTCCATACAAGGTAGCTATCAAGGCTTCTGAACTGCCAAACAAGATGACCTTTCTTGGAACGCCTTGTCTTGCCCAGATATAATAGGGCATCTGTAATTTTTGATCCATTTCTAAAATCATGGCACCATTCAACACATAAGGATCGTCAAGATCAAAACTGTATTGAGCAAGATCGAGATCCTTGCTGAAGACCGCATATCCTACGCTGGTCAATCGCATGCCACCCTTGGGTCTTGTGTTGTGCCACCAAGTACGCATGGCCACTTTTTCAGTCACTCCAAGCTCAGGATCCAGCTGTTGTACTAGATCGTGGGTGAGTTGTTTCTTTTGACTGCGCACACTAAGGAAAAATCCTATTGCCTTGTGTGAGTACCACTACCGAGAACTTGTCAGTCTTGAACTGTGTGTTCAACTTGCGTGCCAGGTTGATGGCATGACCGGGATTACTGAAACTGACCTTTTTGTATTTTGGTCCTGGATACTGTACCAATAGGTTTGATGTTTTGAGATTGATAGGTTTGCTGTCATAAAACACTGCCCACACTCCTTCGCTACCTAGCACCTGTTCAGTTTTGTAGGTAGTACGATTTGTGATCTCAGCGAGCACAGTTGGTTTGGGTCTACTCATGATCTAATATTTATGACCTTAATATACCAATATTAAAAACTGCCCCCATCCATCTTGATGGTGATTGTTTCTTCAACTTGATTAGTTGCAGCAGTTTCACGTAATTGCTGTAAATCTATCAGTAAACGGGTAATATCAGCGTGTAAATCTTTAGCTTCGGTTATACTCATGACCAAATCTCGTCCACCGCGTGCTTCCAATCCACGCACACGATCCACAAACTTGTGCAGGTGTAGGCTCATCGATGAGCCTCGTTTAAGTATGGGTCCAAATTGGGCGGGGTCCACCCTTCAGGCTTGAGAACCTTGCCATCTTCACGTTTGAGCACTGTTTCAGACTCAGGATCAATCTTGGCAAGGTTGCTACGCATGACTTCATTCCAGGCACCTTCTGCGTCGGCACCCATGCTGTGTATGGCACCAATGGTGACTACCAAGATGTCAATCATGGCATCAAGATCGGTAACCGGAAGTCGGCTGTCTTCAAGTTCTTGCACTTCTTCTCGGATTAAATTGAGATATAGTGCATACTGATCTAGGTTCACAGAACCTACGGTTTGATTGCAGGCCTTCATGAACTTGGCCTGATCTTGAAACGGATTAATCATTTGGTATCTCCTGTTGATTATAAAATGGTCCACGATACGGGTAACGCTGTAACACTATCAGTTTGGGATCTTGTACTGTCTTCCACTTGCGACCTTTCTTGACCGAATACCATCCAGCCGCAAACCAACTACGACTCTTGGCACCCTTGGTGTACAAAGGCAACGCATGAGGTATATCCCAGACTGGATTGTGTACTCGTCCCACAGTAGGATACCCATGAACTGAATTTACGGTTGACTTGGGCCTAGTCCTGATCATGGGCGGTTCAAAACGTACTCCTGTACGTTGTTCCACCATTTTAATAGTTTTGTACTGTGTGATCTGATTGTTTATTCGTACTTGGTATCCGCCAGCACAGGCTTCCACATTACCAATCTTTTCTTCATCTTGTTGTAATATCCAAAATTGCTGGTCAATTACGGGTTTAGCTACGATCATCTTGTCTCCTTGATCTACATCGTTCTTGCACCGATGGTGGAACATCTGGATGCCAACCACCAATCAATATTCCGCAATCGTATCGCGCCACCGGATCCTCGGGCCAATTGCGTATTAAAAAAACTACCAGAAGTATTAAGCCTACGACTGATAGTGCCTGCCATAATCTAAACATTTAACAATCCTGAATAGGTTTGATTCATCCAGCGACCAAAGTGCTCGGCGCTTTCACTGCACTTGTTCAATTCGTATTTGCCACAGAACTGCATGAATCTCACTCCTACCTGTCCCACATCCTTGTGACTGATCTGTTCACGAATGGCAGTGTCTACAGTTAGTTTAACATCTTCAGGCTGTGCCGTCAAGTCAATCAAGGTCCTGTTGCGTTCGTAATCGTCTAGCACCTTGTGTTCTACACCATCTGGATCAGACCATCTTTGTAACATCATGTTGTTCCAGTTGTAACCTTTTCGGTCTTTGTCCGAGTATGCTTCCAGGAGCCCGACCTTGTTCTTGGTGCCTTTTGTCCTGACACCCGGGAAGGCGCTAAACACATTGTCGCTACTATCACCCCGCATGCATTTTTCAAACAGAAGCCATGCTGGGTCAGGGATTGTTTTAGCTTGTTTTGTTTTCTTATCGATAACTGGGTTACCTTTGGCATCAAATATTCCTTGTATGGTCAATAGCTCATCTGTAATACCATTGTATTGGGTCACATTGGGGGCTAATAATTGTACAAAATCAGTGTCACTGCTAATAACTATGTGTTCATCCAGGGGGTGTAGAGCAATCCATCTTGCTATAATGTCGTCGGCTTCCGCGGTTGGGCATCTAACAACACTACAGTTGGTTTTTTCAGACAGATATTTAGTTAGGTTATCATAGGTCTCCCAAAACATAGCATCTTCTTCGGCTTCTTTTTCTGTTAGTGCGGCACGGGCCACAGCACGATTGGCCTTGTATGGTTTATAATGATCCTTGCGCCAACTACGCCCTTCTAGGGCAAATAGCACGTGATCTGCTTCAAATCTTCTAGCCACTTTGTTAGCAGCCATCAAGGTTATATGCAGGGCGAATCCAATCTTTTCCCAGGTGTCACTGGCTCTAAAAGCACCGTGTCTTGCTCTAAAGAACATGTTGGCAGTATCTATTAATATATATTTCATATTATGAGTATAACATAAAATTTAGTAGAAGTCAAGGTGTAAGAGTTTTTAAATACGGAAATAATACGTTTTTGGTCCAACTAAGATACCCATCTACATTTGGATGAAAATCGTCAGATCCTAATAGATCATTTTTTAATGCCCACATGTAAGGGTCTGTAATTTTTGTCATCATCGAATTAAGATTTTTTTGGATGTCCAAAGGAAGGTATGGTTTGATACTGAAGTGTTTGGTCCTAGACGGTAAATCTCCATCTAAAAAATTCAAGAATACAAACTTATAATTTAAACTTTTTAAACAATGCCAGGTATTAAAAATATACAAATAGTTTTCTATCGCTCTTGATTCATTGGTTTTGGTCATTGAAAACTCTTTAAATGCGGCAACTGTATTACCGCGAGATTCGAGTCTTGAACCACCGGTTATAGCACTTATAACATTTTTACTATAACTAAACTTGAATGGATAGGTATTACTATTATTGGATTCTGGACAGATGTAATCGTCACGATCACACCCACTCCACATTACAACAATCAAGCTGTTTTTAGGATCGGGTTGATCAACATTTAATGCCCACAGTAAAGAGTTTGATATGTGTTGGTTACCTGCACCAGGTAATGAACAATCAAGTACCTGTGTAAATCCTCCAAAATCTTTAAGATAGTATGGCCAGGATGCAGCAGACGAATCATGATTATTGTAGGTAAAACTGCAACCACTAACTATTAAATTATCAATGCCAAGGTCAGCAATAGTATCAAATTGTTTTTTAATATTAGGACGAGTTTTAAAAACCATTTACAATTAAATATATTTGTTTGCAATAATATATTGTAACAGATATTTGGCCCAAAAGCAATGGGCATCTGCTCTAAAGTGGTAACTAGCCGGATTTGCCATCTTGAATCCGTTGTTTATAAGCACTTTGTTATAGGTTTGGGCAACATCATATGGACCAATATAGCTGGCGCCCCAATCTTTTTGTTCTGCAATTATAGGAACCATCCGATTGTTTTCCAAATGTAACCCACCAAAGTGACTGTTAGCATTAAAAAACACATGCGGTATTTTTAACGCATCAAGATAGCAATGAAACTGCCAGACATCTTGATGTGCTTGTTGTGTGCATTGTGTCCAGTCAACGTCTATAACGTACTGGCGATATTTTTCTTGCAACTCAGGTGGTACGTGATCCGTGCCTGATGCATTAACTTGCCACCATTGGTCCTGATAAAACCACTCTTCGCGTTCCCAGGTCGACCACTGTATCAACATAAATGTGTCGGACAGTTTGTCAGGATTTTGATCAATCCAGTTTTGAGTGGTTCTAATTATTCTGGCGTTACACCCGCCAGCTTGAGCATTACATACCAGTTCAGCGTTTAACAACTTGGCCAGTTTATAACCAAAACTTGCACGTAAATTGGCAGGGTGTGGCTGGCGTCCCATGCCCCAGCACTCGCCATCATCCTCAGCAAAGCCATGGGGGTTGACTGCTTCAGCACCTGCCGCATGACTGTCACCATTCACATACAGGATCACGATACTTCAGACCTACCGTCGCCAATGTCTTTGCTGCGAATGATCCTGTTGCCGTTCATGGCCTGCTCTTGTTCCCAAGTTTCAAGCACCACATTACGGCATACATTTTGAAACCAACGATCCACAATGTCAGCATCGCTGTCATCTTTTTTCATCATGTATCCATGTCTGACCAGGTCAGCAATCATCTTTTCATTCCAGTCAAACTCAAAGGCACCAGAATGTATATTGTTGGGATCTATTTCCATTGAAACAACATTAAAGTATGGCTCACCTCGTTCGGTGGCCAATTCTTTGGCAGTCTTTTCTGTTACCTTTGGCGCTCGTGGCTTGGGTGTTTCTGCTACCTTGACCATGGTTGGCTTCTTGCGAAAGCGATCAAAAAATCCCATTCGATTCCTTTTTTAACATTAACATCAGTCCTTCATTTCTGTGGTACCAGCGTTCTTGAAACATCACGGCTGTTAGAAAAACATTTGACTGTAGCACATCTAGTCGACGTGGCAACTTTAGATCATTTTCTTCAATATATCCACGCACCGCGATAGTGCCAAATAACCATCGTCCTGTTGCATAACATCTACGAGGCCACCAACATCGACGGTATTCAAACACAGCTTGGTTTGCAAAGCTGTCGTAATGATCATTACTCATGGCCCGCTTGCCGTAGTAGCCCATGCCCATCAAGGTCTTGTATTACCGTATTGGATTATTATGATATCTCGACGAGTAGTTGTGAGCTTACGCCATGGATCAACGATTATGCTACCTGGTTTGATTTCACAATAAGGTTGTGTGTCCACTTGATCACCAGTGTATTCATACGTGATCTTTCTGTTGTGTGCCCATAAAAATACTGCTGCTGTATCAATTGCGGCAACAACATCTTCAGGATTGTCAGCTAAAGGATCTACATAGACCACCTGATGTCCAGCTTCTTTGACGTAGTGTCCAACCAATGTACTGTAACTTCCAATACAGTATTCCACATCTGGCTTGTAGGCCTTGCCATGTATCACAATAGGCAAGTTTAATAACTTGGCTTGTTCAACCAAGTATAAGGCCAAGTTTTTGGCCTGTAATTCTCTGGCATGCATCACTGTGTCAAACAAGTCGTAACCAATTTCGTATTCTTTGGCTAACCAACGTAGAGCAATATTGTCTCTAGGATGGCAAGCACCTGCATCGCCCATACCAGCTGTCATGTACTTGGGGCCCATGATACGCATTGTACTACGAGCAAGAGCATTAGTGACCACATCAACATTGATGTTGCCAATCTTCATGGCAAAGTCTTGTATCATGTTTACTAGACCAACCTTGGCACTAATAAATGTGTTGTAAAAAATCTTGATACTTTCGCATTCGTCCCAGGTACCAATTTCATAACGTGGGTCGTTGTTCATGATAGTTTTGTATAGGGCAATGAGTTCGCCGGCAATGCCAGTTAGCTCACCGTCTTCGGTGCCAATGATGACCATTTCTGGATTGGCCATATCCCATTTTACTGAACCCATAGCAATCAGGTAAGGATTGTACAAGAATTGATGTCGAGAATCTAGCAAGGTAATAAACTTGCGTCTTGTGGTTCCAGGCAATACTGTACTGATTAACACTACTTTCTTGCTGGTTTTGGCATGAGCATTAACTTTGTTAATAGCATCAATCACAGCATCGTGTCCAAAGTCCTTGGGATCCATGTGACTGCTTGGAACTGATCCATCATAGCCTTCTGCATGTGGAGTTGGAACGGCAATAAAAATCCATTCGCTTTCGTCTACTAATTCTGCAATATCACACACTTGTACACTATCGCTGGTCCTTGGATAGATGTCGTATCCACGTACTTCGTGTTTTTCTGCCATGACTTCGGCACAATCTAGTCCTAATTTTCCAATACCAATAAATCCAATCTTTGCCATTTCGTATCCTTAAAAGTTATCTTGTGTATAATTTATACTACTTTTCCAGGGTGACCTAAATATTTTGATACACAGGAATAGGATTCATTTTGTGCAGGCTACTAGCACGGATAGCACGATATTTGTTTAAGATGTCGTGCATGGATGGGCTGTCAGTTACCAGCTCACCCGAATCCATACGCATAGCAGACTCTAGTTCAACATAGGTCATACCACCTAACTGATCCTGATCAGTACGCCCATCATCCCATAAGCCATCAGTAGGAGCGGCATCAATGATTTTTTGTAATACACCAAGTTCACGGCCCATTTGCCACACTTGGGTTTTGTAACAGTCACCAATTGGACTGATATCTACACCACCATCACCGTACTTGGTATAAAAACCCACACCAAAGTCTTCGACCTTATTGCCAGTTCCAACCACAAGTCCTTGGGTGCATTGTGCGATCTGATACAAAGTAACCATTCTCAAACGGCTACGGCTATTGGCCATGCCCAACAAATTATTGTATTGATTCATTTGATTTTCAAACGCATCAAATGCCGGAGTCACATCAATGATCTCATGACGCACATTATCAAAGTTCTGTGTCAACCAAACACCTTGTTGCATACTGAGATTGTGTAGTTCGGGACGTTGACGTATGGGCATGGTCACTGCTATGGTGTTTAATCCTGTTCTGGCACACAAGACGCTGACCACGGCACTATCAATGCCACCTGAGACACCTACCACCAATGTTCGCATGCCAGCACTTTTGGCATAGTTTCTAATCCATTCACTTATGTTATCTTGTAAAGCCATCAAGTGCCCCATTCATTTTTAAACAATGGCACCTGTAATCGATCACTATAGCGCCAGCCACGTTTCATTGCGGCTAGTGCCACGTTCTTTGCGTTCAATGTGTAAACACTTTCTACTCCGCCTACCGGCATGAGATAAACATGTCCTTTAAATCCTGCCTCACGATAGGCACTGACAGCACATTCGGCATCAGCAATATCCTGCTCGGAAGCCACAACAAATTTAAGATAGGCAGTGCCTACTTTTTCGTAATCACACACAATCTCTGGACAGATAGCGTCTTCCCACTTCTCTCCACTACCAGGAAGTTTGGCACTGACGCTGAAAGTAATCTCTCTTGATCCACTTGCACTCACAGAACCTTTGTGGATATCTTGTGTCCATTCAGTCAAGTACTGGCTGAATTCTTCTGTTAGCTTTTGAGTGCCATTTGTTTCAAATGTTATTTCACGAAGTCTCCACATACTAGGATGATCCAACAACTCCGGATAAGCACGTTGCCAGCCCAGCAATGGCTCACCGCCTGTTATCACAAGATGTTCATCTTCCCAACGCTTGATTGGTAGTATCTCCATGATACGATTTACAACCGCATTAGTTTCTAATACAGGACTGAGTTCTTTAAAGTCTGGATGCCAACTCGCATAGCTGTCACAGCCGGTACTGACCAATGGCAAAGTTTCGTATTTTGGATAAGGGTATAATTCATGTACTGCGGCAAGTTCATCTGCTTCTGTACTTAACTCTCCTCTAGGCATACCAAATCCCCTACAAGAAAAATTGCAACCAAAAGTTCGAAGGAACACACTAGGCACTCCCATATATCTACCCTCACCCTGTATTGAGTAGAATAATTCTGCTATCTTAATCTTTGACATATAACCACCAACTTTCCCAATCTATGATAAATAATTGTATGAAAAAACTTACTAATATTGATATTGTAACACGATTAAACAAACTTTACAATAACAAATATGATCTTTCTAAGGTAAACTACACCGGAAAAAACAATAAACTAATTTTAATTTGTCCTACGCATGGCGAATGGTCTAAAATGGCTCAGAAAATACTCGGTCACGGTAAAAGCAAAATAAGAGGTTGTCCTAAATGTAGCTTTACTAATGCTGTTAAAACTCGGTCCTACAACAAACTAAAAACTTCAGAACAATTTATATCTCAAGCAATAGAAAAACATGGAGACATATACGATTACTCGTTAGTTAACTATGTTAATACTGATACTAAAATTACTATTATTTGTCCTTCGCATGGTGTATTTAGACAATTACCATGGGGTCATTTAAAATATGGATGTCGTGCTTGTGGAGTTCATAAAAGTAAAATTGAAAAGGTATGGATTCACTCGTTAAACATTCCAACATTAATATCACAATATACCATTTCAGAATTTAACTTCACAGTTGATGGGTATGATCCAATAACCAATACAATTTATGAATTCTACGGAGATTACTGGCACGGCAATCCTAAAAAATTTGCTCCTGATAAAATTAATACACAAACACCAAAGAAAAAAACATTTGGGCAATTATACAAAGATACACTTTCTCGAGAACAATTATTAAAAAATGCCGGATATAATATTATTTCAATCTGGGAAAGTGATTATCGTTTATGTTTCCAAAATTCTTCCCAAGGAAACACAATCCAAGAGTCGTCTTCGGCTTTGTTGATGTTTACAGCTGAGTAATTGATATCCATTCGGTTTGTACTGGATTCGTTGTCGTATAACACTGCCACTCTAACATTACGGCCCCATACTCCGTCCCATCGTGGATGACTGGGCAAACAGCCGTCTCTCCAGTCTTGTTGTATCCAGTTCAAGGTAGCGCCAGTGTCGTTGATGTCGTCTACTACCAAGATGTTCTTGGCATGCATGGTATAGTCAAATGATCCATCACCACCTAGCAAGGTTTCAGTCATCAATTGATCACTGTCTGCGGCATACGATCTAGGCACATAACCAAATGCATCTTCGGCCATCCAGTAGTTGCTTTCAGAGCCAGGTCCGTCCTGAGCATCACGCAGGCTCACATCCAATGAATACATGGGACAGCCAAGATATTGGCTGATTAGATTGGCTGGTGTAAG